CTAAAAGAGTTGTGATATATAGCAGTCAAAAGAGTGGTTATAGATTAGCTAGAGAATATACAAGTATGTCTAGAATTGAACGAAATGAAGAGATAGAGCAGATAAAACATAGCTTAAATGATTGTGAATCAAGAGTAAAAAATATAAAAAAATCAATGAGACAATACATTGCCTATTTAAAAACAGCAGAACAAATTGAAATGGAAGAGCAAAACTATAATCATATACCTAGAATTGACTAGAAAAGAGGAAACTAAATGATAAAGCAAAATTATAATAGACTTTTAACAAGAGGGATACCAGAAAAACAAGTAAAATATAAAAAACAAGAATGTAACCATCTAACTTTTGAGAAAAAGGAAAAGATGTATGAATATTATATTTGCGATAATTGTGGTTGTGAAATAAAACTAAAGAATAAATGGGAACGAAGTGAAGGTGGAGTAATATCGTTACCATATTCAATAACTAAAAGACCAGAAATAAGTATCGCAATATGTAACAAATGTATAAATCCTGTCTTAAAAGAATTTGAGGAGGAAGGTTAAATGAATATTGTAGAGCCAATAAGAGATTCTGAAAAAATAAAAGAAATATATGAATATATGAAAAGAAATAGTGCTAGAAATGCATTGATGTTTTATTTTGGAATTTATACAGGACTTAGAATATCAGATATATTAAAATTTAAAGTTAAAGATTGCCTAAATAAGAGTTACAACATTCGTGAACAAAAAACTGGAAAACAAAAAACTTATGATTGGAATCCACATTTATATAAAGAATTAAAGAAATATTGTGAAGGTAAGGAACCAAATGAGTATTTATTTAGAAGCAGAAAAGGTAGTAATAATCCAATAAAAAGGCAAACAGCCTATGAAATTATAAAAAAATCTTGTAATGCTTGTGGAGTTTATAATGTAGGTACTCATACATTACGAAAAACGTTTGGATATTTTTTGTATATGCAGTCTAAAAATAATATAGCTATGTTAATGGAAATACTAAATCATAGTAGTGAGATTATTACTCTGAAATATATAGGAATTAGTCAAGAAAAAAGTAATAATGCTATGAAAAAAATGAGATATTTTTAAATTATTTTTTATTTAAAATAATTCGAATGTGACATAAATTAATAACGTCATATTCAAAAGATGAAAAACTTTAATGATATGAGAAATATATATATAACAAAGATATGCGAATATGACACAATATAAGATATGTCATATTGAACACAGAAAAAAGTTTTCACTTATATAAGTCAATTATAGCAAGCAATTCACAGATTTTATAAGAGAAAAAAGCAATTTTTATAAAAGGAGGTATGTTATGTTTATTTATACTATGAATGACATAATATTTGTAGCAATAATTTTAATTTTTATATTTACTTTAGCTGCAATTATCTTATATCAATACATACAAAAGTTTATAAGTAAGATTAAAAATAAAAAGGATAATAGAAGAAAATGAAATACCAGGAATTAATAGAGAGTTGCAAAAAGGCAATTGCTAAAGAAAAATGTCTTCGGATGTCAGGCACTGGAAGATAGTAATTTTAGAGGAAATTTTAAATGCCCAATGCATAAACAAACAGCGAATGAGAGTATAGAACAAATAAAAATAAATTAAGAAATGAGGAAAATAAAGATGGAAGAAATTAAAATTGAGATAGGAGAATATGTAAGGACTAAAAATGGATACATATTAAAAAATACAATAAAAGAACACAAGCATATTATTGATGGAATAATAAATCAAAATGAAAAATATAAATATGAATTTGACAATATAGAAAAACATTCAAAAAACATAATCAATTTAATAGAAGTAGGTGACTATGTGAATGGATATAAAGTAGAATTTATTCAAAATAATGAAATTATATATAATCGTAATCATCCATACAAAATAAATCTATTAGCAAAAGACATTAAATCAATAGTAACACATGAACGATTTGAGCAAATGGAATACAAACTGGAGGAATAATTTATGCTAAAGGAAGAAAATAGAATTTTAGTTGAGCTAGAAGAGATATAAAGGAAGGATAGATATAAAATGAATAAGTTTAAAATAGATGAAATTGATGTAGAAGTTGTTTCAGACAATATAAAGATATTAAATAGCTATAAGATTAAAACCAAAAAAGAAATGAAAAAATATATCCTAAAAATATTAGATGCAGCACCTTTATATAAAAGGAATAGAAGTGTAAATGCTTTAGTTAGAGAATGGAAAAGTCACAACAGGCTTTACAATTTAGGTCTGTTTGTAGAACATACAAGAGATTGTGATTTGCAATCTAAAGAAGCATTACATAGAAGATTTGTATATTTCTTTTTAGGGAGATTTTAATAAAGAAAAAATGTTAGAGCTTAGAGCATTATATAAAGTAATAGATAAGGATAGAAGAACAAGAGGAGATTATTATCAAAAGCCGACGCAATATTGGTTTATAAGAAGAGGAAAGATAATGAAAATTTATGGGATATATAAAGACAACGAACATGAAGAATGTGTGTTTGTAGGAACAGCAAAAGAAGTAGCAGATTATTTAAACTGCACAACAAATAATTTAAGAAGTAAAATAAGTCATAAACACAAAATACAACATAAATATATAGTATTAAGTTTATATAATGAATAAAGGAGGAATAACTTATGTCAGAGGAAGAGAAAACATTAAAATATTTAAGTGCAATGAGAGTAATAGAGTTTGATAAATTAGGATTTGTATATGGAAAAGAAACTATTACAGAAATATTAAATCTAATACAATCACAACAAAAAGAAATAGAAAAATTAAGAAATAAAAATAAAGATTTATTAAGAAAGTTAAGAAATAGAGTCAAAGAAGTTAAAAAATTAACAAAGTATAGTTTATACAAAAAAGAATTTTCAAAATTAAATAAAGAAATAGAGAAGAATAAAGAATTTATAGATTACTTACAAAATAGAAATATAAAATGTCTAGATACAATAATTTATATGGCAAATTTTATTAATGACAATACACCATACACAAAAGATACAAAAGTTTTAGAAAATGAAGAAGGAATAAGGACGGCAACTTTTACAGTACAATATTTTGAAAAGAAAGTAGAGGACAAGCAATGCTAAGTAAAGAAGAAATAGAAAAAGCAAGAAGTAATATATTAAGAGGTAATGATATAGAAAGTTCAGCTTTAATATTAGAAGCTATGATATTCGACAATTATACAGAAGTTGGCGGAAGAGTAAATATATTAAAAGTAGCAACAAGACAAATATTAAATTTTGTTGAAGAAAATAAAAATAAAGGAAACTTAGATTATATAAAAGAAAAAGTAAAAGCAAATAATAGAGTTAATCAACTAGAAACAAACAATAAAAAGCTTATAGAGTATATAGAAAAGAAAATGTGCGAATATGACGAAACTATTATAGAACTTGTATTACAAAATATATTAGCAGTTGCGAAAGGAGAAAAGGAATGAAAGTTAGAGAATTAATAGAAGAATTACAGAAAATAGACCAAGAGTTAGAAATAATACTAAGTGGAGATGAAGAAGGAAATAGATTTAGTCCACTAGACGAAAATTATAGTATAGGTTATTATTCACAAGAAAATAGTTGGAGTGGAGAATTTTATTCAAAAGAAGAAGTAGAAGAAGAAATTTTACCAGATGAAGAAATTACTTTACAAGAATTTATAGAAGAAACAAATTCAAAAAAATGTATAACATTATATCCATTAAATTAAAGGAGGACTAATATGAGCAAAGAAACAGAAGAAATACTAAATAAAATGAAAAACAAATATAAAATAGCATTATTTATGGTAATAAGAAATTCAACAGTAATGCCAAGTGGAATAAAATTAAGTAAAACAGAAAAAGAGATAAACAAAATGTCTTATGAAACAATGCTTGAAGTATTAGGAATGATTGATTTTAATAAAGCAAAAGAAATTTATGAAGAAGGGAAAAAGGAATATGAGCAAGGCAGATGAAATGTTTAAGAATATAGAATATAAATGTTTAAAAAGCGATGGTGTAATTTGGTATCAAAGAAAAATAACGGACTATGTTTTTAAAGATATTCTATTTATGCAGAATATAAAAGAAATATCTGTAGAAGCTAGAATTTATAATTTTAAACGGAACATTAATAAATAAAGAAAGTAATATTACAATGCAAGAACTACAAGCAATAAACGAAAAAGCAAAGGAGCTACGGATGGAATTAGTAGAGAAAGCTATAAAAACTATAAATGAATATTGTACAAGCAATTATACAAGTTGCGATGATTGTGATATAGCAATTGCTTGCGAAAAATATTTTAATAGAGAGCCAAGAAGATGGAAAATACCAAAAGAATGGAAAGAAGATAAAGAGGTGTTTTAGATGGATAAAAAATTAGAAGAAGCTATAAAAAAATCATTAAGTAACAAAGAAAGAGGTACTTGTGTAATAAGTGCTGAAATATTAGAAACAGTCTTAAACCACATAAAAAATTCTATATCTAAAGAAGTAATAGAAAAAAATATGGAATTATATAAGCAATTAGAATTGGGAAGTTTTAATAAAGATAGCATTCAAGCTGATGAATACAGAGCAATAATACAAGTTTTGCAAGAATTACTGGAGGGGAAATAATATGGGCGGAAAATACGAAATAAGATATGAAGATATTTATAATTCAGCTAATGGATATTGCACAACAATATACACTAATAGTTTTATAAAATTCATAAAGTTAAGATTAACTAAAAAACTAATATATTATAAAATCAATTTTTAGAACATACTACACTTAAGAGGTGTAAGTATGACAGACAAAGAAATAATTCAGATGTGGAACAAAGGCTATACAAGATTAACATTAGCAAAAATATATATGAGAAGATATAACGAGCAAGTAAAAATAATACGTTTAGATATGAAGAATAGACATGTAAGATTTATAACGTATAAAGAAGCTCTAAATAGAATTGAGAAAATATTATTGAAGGAAGTGAGAAGATAAATGGAAATTAAAGAAAAAATATTATCATTAATACCAAAAAAACAAGAAGTAAGAGAAATTAGAGTTCCAGATTTAAAACAATATTTAATAAATGGTTATGAAGAAATAAGACAAGTAAAGCGAGAAAAAACAGAACTGGAAAATAAATTAGAAGAACAAAAGAAAAATGAACAATTATACAATGGAGCATTAGTAACATTAGATGAATTTAAAAGAAGAGATGAAGAAAACAATAAAGAAATATCAAGATTAAAAGAAAAAATAAAATCTAAACAAAATGAGATAGACAACTTAAATTCAGAACTTAACACTTATAAAATAGAACAGCATGAAATACAACGAAAAGAAAATGATATAAAAAAAGAAATTGAAAATAAAAATAGACTAGCAATAGCAAATTACAGAAAAGCATTATGTTATAAAATAAAAAATACAAAAGGAAATTTAAGTAAAGACACTATAATCAATATTATAAATAATACATAAGAAAGAAGGTAAAAAATGATATTAGGGAAAGATAAAATAATATTTAAAGAAATGGAAGAAGAATTAACGCAATTAAAATTACAAAATATTAAATTACAAGGGGAAATACAAAAAAAAGATAAAACTAACTTTAAATATTGTGAAATAACTAAAGAATTAGAGAATTTAGTAAAAGCTATAGTATTTAAGTTTAATAATCATCAAATAGAAATTGATGAAGATGATATAAAAAAGGCAGAAAGAGGAGAAATATACATAGAACAAAGCTATATGAAATTTGCTAAAATAGTTAAAATAATATTTAAAGAAAATAAACTAAAGAATATAACTTAAAGAAAGAGTGATAATATGTTAGTAAGTCAAAATAAATTTGATAAAAGCCAAAGTAAATATACATGTGATAGATGCAAAAAAGAGTTATCTATAACTACAAGAATATCAATATATAGTAAGTTATCGTATGAAAATCCTAAAAAGAGATGGGATTTATGTAATAAATGTTATGCAGCATTAGTTAGAGGAATAGAAAAAGTAAATAAGTAGGAGGTACAAAAGATTGATAAATCAAGAGTTTTTAAAGCAAGTTGAATCTATTAATAATGAATTAGTTGGACTGAAAAAAAGACTTAAAAATTTAGAAAATAAAGAGTGTACAAGTGTTAAGGATAGTGTAAGAGGAAGTAGCACATCATATCCATATATACAACATAGTTGTGTAATAGAAGGCATAGAAGTTCCTAAAAATAGACATTTAAAAGCAAAATATAGAAAAATGATAAGGAGTAAAACTTATAAACTAGAAAAGTTAAAAATACAACTTGAATATGAATTAAATTATATAAAAGATCCAGAAATAAGAGATATTATAAGATATAAATATAATGATTTTAAGAGCTGGGTACAAATAATGTTTTTAATGAAATATAATTCAGAGAGTGTCGCAAAAATGAAATTAAAAAGATTTTTAGAAAAAAATAAGTTATGTGACAAATGTGACGATTTAAACTGATAAAATGTTATCAAGTTAAGAAGTAGTTATTCAAAAAATGGATAAGCCCAGAACTACAAATATTCCATAAGTTAGCTGTAATTTGCTTATAGCTGGCTTTTTGTTTTTATGTATTAATATGCTAGGTATTTAATACAAATATGCCATTTATATGGACCTTCTTTCGAAATATAACTAGAACTTCCTAGCAGTTCGATTTATAAATAGTATGTAGTGATATATAAAGAGCTACTTAATAAAACTGACTACTTTATTAAGCAAATATGCAAAATCTAGTCAATCTTGTGAAGAATGATTGCTTTTTACTGGTTTTACTCATTCTAAAATAAGGAAAGAAAACTGGTCGGAGAACATATATCATTACATAGTGTTTATAAATCAGATAAAAGAGGTGTTATATGACACAAGAAATTTATAAAAATAAGATATGCAAATATTGTAAGAATAAATGCAATGAAGATATTGTATTTGAAAAAATGGATAAGGTAACCATTATTAAGTGTTCTAATTATGAACCTATCGAAATAGTACGAAAGAGAAAATCTATACAATATTGGCAAAATTGGTAAGTGGGTGATACAGTGAGTAAATTTTATGATGAAGATTTAAATGAAGATGAGTTAAAACAAGAATATTTAAAATTAAATTCTCATTGCAAATTTAAAACTGCTGAAGAACTTAAAGAAAAGGTAGAAGAATACTTTATAGCTTGTTATCAAAACCAAAGACCATATACAATATCAGGGTTAGCCTTATGGTTAGGACTATCGACACAAACTTTAAGAAATTATGAAAAGAATTTTGGAGATACAGAGTATTCAGATATAATTGAAATTGCTAAACAAAGAGTTGAAGAATATGCGGAAAAATCATTATATGAGAGTGGAAAGACGGCAGGAGCTAAGTTTGTATTAGAAAATAATTTTAGATGGTCTAATAAGCAAGATGTTAATTTATCAGGAGAAGTTAATCAAATTGTGAAGTTGGAAGATGTATTATGAAAGTAACAGCGGATTTTTTAATAGATAGAAGAAAAAGACAATGGGAAGTTCATAAAGACATAAAGAAAGATGAAAAATTTGTTTTAGCGGTTGCATTTGAAATAACTCAAAATAAAATACTTAGACAAGAAATTACAGATAAACCAGAAAAATTAATTGAACTTTGTTTTACCGTTGTTGATAAAGATAAAAAAGTAGTTCCTTTTTTTCTAAATGAAGTACAACATGAGTTTATAGATACTTTAAATAAGGCTATTGAAGATTATGAAAAAGGACTTATAACAAGTATATCTTTATTAGTTCTAAAAGGAAGACAACAAGGTTTTACAACTTTTATTACTGCATATCAATTAGCATTGACAATAACAAGAGCAAACTGTGAAGGGTTAACATTAGCAGATAAAAGTTCCAATACAGAAGCAATATTTCAAAACAAAGCTAAATTTACTTATAATAGATTACCAGAGATATTAAAACCTACAGAAAAATATAATTCTAAAAGACAATTATTATTTGAAAAATTAAATAGTAGTTGGAGTATAGATACTGCAACAAAAGAAGTTGGTCGTTCGAGAACTATCAACTTTTTTCATGGTTCAGAATGTGCATTCTGGAAAGATGGAATATCAAGTATTCAAGCATCTTTAGGAGAAACTTTTACTAAGAATGCTATAAAAATATATGAAAGTACAGCTAATGGTTTTAATGATTATAGAGAAATGTGGAAGTCAGGAGAACATATCAATTGTTTTTACGAGTGGTGGAAAACAAAAGAATATAGACTTAATTTTGAAACAAAGAACATGAGAACTAAGTTCTTAAACGATATTGATAGAAATAAAGGGGAATGGATATATGACAGGTTAAGATGGTTAAGGGATAGTCAAAATCTTGATGAGAATCAATTATATTGGTATTTTAAAAAGTATAAAGGGTATATAGATAAAGAGCTTATAAAACAAGAATATCCATGTACTGCAGATGAAGCTTTTATTTCTTCTGGTAGATGCTTTTTCGATGTTGAAAATATTATTAGAAGAATTAATGAACTAGAGAAAATTAGACATAATGGAGTAATAGATATTGGATATTTTGATTTTGATATAGTTACAAAAGCTGATAAAAAAGTACTTACTAATATTAAATGGATAAGTGACCCAACAGGTCCTATAAAAATATTTGAAATGCCTAAAGAAAAATATCCTTATGTTTTAGGTGGAGATACTTCAGGAGATGGTAGTGATAACTTTACTGGAACAGTTATTGATAATACTACAGAGAAAATAGTTGCAGTACTTAAACATGAGAAAGATGAAACTTTTTATACAAGACAGATTTATTGCTTAGGTAAGTATTTTAACTGGGCATTGATTGGACTTGAGAATAATTTTAGTACATATCCTACTAAAATGCTTTCAGAGGAATATGAATATCCTAATCTTTATGTAAGAGAAAAAGTTGATAATTTTACAAATAGAAAAGAAAAATGCTATGGATTTGAAACAACTAAGAAAAGTAGACCGCTTATATTAGCAGAACTTCAAAGGATTTTTAGTGAGGAAATATACAAAATTACTGATATTGAAATATTAAAAGAGGCATCAACTTTTATAAAAAATGAAAAGGGAAGACCAGAAGCTCAAGAAGGTTGCCATGATGATTTGATTATGGGAACTGCTATTACATATAGTATAAAATCTCAACAAAGTTCACATATAGAAATAAAAGAAAGTGAATTAGAAACCAATATTATGAAAGACTTTGGTTTCTCAACAGAGGAAAATGAAGATGATTATGGAAGCGATATAGTTGCTTTTTAGGAGGAATTTATGAGTATACAAGAAATATTGCAAAAATTATTTGTTTTTGCTAATAGTGAAACAGAAGGTACATATATTCAAATAACAAAAGAAAATGCAATAAAATTATATGATTATATAGATAATTTAGAAGATAAGGAAATGATTTTATATATGCTTTTGGGAGGTAAAAAGAATGATAAATCTAATAAATAGTATATTGCCAGCCGTATGTTTATGCATACGGCTTTTATATTGGTTCTAAACAAAATAATAATCAAGAAACAACAAAAAAAGATATTAACCCTATTAGATATGTAAAACGCATTAAAAAAGAAAAGAAGGAGCAAAAAAGGATACAGGCAGAAAAAGACTATTGGGAAGATGTTTTTGAAAACTTAGAGAATTACGATGGCACATCTAAAAGTCAGAAGGAAGTGAGAAATATAGATGAAAGATAATGAAGAAGTAACAAGTGTATGGAAAGATTTTGAAAAAGGCAGAATGTACAATCGAACAAAGAATATTTATACAGATACTGAAAGAAATTATGATTATTACTATGGAAATCAAGCTAAATATCTAAATATAGGAAAAGAAACACCTGTAATATTAAATGTTATTAAAAGTATAGTTAAGTACAAATTAGGAGTAGTTAATTCTAATGCATATGCAATAGTTTATAATCCTAATTTTTATAATGCTCAAGATGAAGGCAAATTATTAGAAGAACTATGTAAGGTGCTTAGTAAACATTCTAACAAAGTATGGGAACTTCAACAAGTTGGCTCAAAGATAAGAGAATGTGTAAAGGATGCATGTATTAATGACGAAGGAATATTACATAACTATTTTAATACAGAAAATCAAGAAGTAGTAGCAGAGGTAATTGATAAAAACAATATATATTATGGCAATGAAAATGATGATGATATACAGTCACAACCTTATATTATAATTTCATATAGAAAGCCAGTTACACAAGTTAAAGAAGAAGCACGAGTATTAGGAATAAGCGAAGAAAAGATAGAACTAATAACACAAGATGGAGAAACATTAGAACAGGCAGGATATAGTACAATTACAGATGAAGTAAATCCTATGTGTTTAGTGCTATTAAAATATTATAAACAAAATGGAAAAGTTTATTATACTAGGGCAGTTAAGAATGTAGAACTAGAAACTAATGTAAATACAGATATGACATTATATCCAATAGCTCATATGGTATGGGAAAAAGTAAAAGGTTCTAGCAGAGGAATAGGGGCTGTAAGAAATGTAATATCTAATCAAATTGAAATAAATAAAATAGCAACTAGAAGAGCTTTAGCAGTTAAAATTTCTGCTTTTCCTAAGCTTGTTGCTAATAAAGATTTTATAGATAACCCTAATGCTTTAGAAAAAGTTGGAAGTAAAATCCTACTAAAAGGTGGAGCTGGCTTAGAAGATGTACGAAAAGCGGTAGGATATTTAAACCC